GTGAATGTAAAAAATATCCTACATACAGGTCAATTTTATATGATTAAAGATGAAAAAACATTGGACGCTATTTTAGAATATGTATTAGAATCCAGTAGAGCCGATTATAAACTACGAGAAACCCATGAATATACCATGGCCTTGCCTATTAGTTATTATGGTTCAGGAAGTTATGATAAATGGATACGTGTAGGTTGGGCGCTCGCAAACACGCATCCTCATTTATTCCTGTCATGGTTAAAAATGTCTTGTCAACCAGAGGGTAGGCATACCTTATCGTTTGGAGGTAAATTTGATTGGACGCGTTCGGTAGAAGACATGTATAATTTATGGACAGGATTTGATTGTGCCGGAACAGATGGATTGTCCCATCGGTCCATCATGTATTGGTGTAAGCAAGATGCTTATCCAAAATATAAAGATATTGTAAAATCAACTTTAGATTATTATATTGATAGGACGGTGTATGGTATTCCAACCTCATCGGACAATTATGGAACGATTGTAAAAGAACCAGCAACGGAGGTTGATTTGGCAAATGTGTTATATAACATTTTTAAGGATAAATATGTATGTGAAAGCATTAAACATAAACGATGGTATGAATACGTAAATCATAGATGGGTTGAGATTGATTCTGGAAGTACACTTCGTATAGGTATATCCAAAGAAATGTATCAAGAATATGTGATTCGTATCATGGAAATGACCAATAAAATACAAACGATGGAACAAAATGATAGTGGTTATGAATCGGCGCGTAAAAAAACTTATAAATTAACAGAAATTGCCATGATGTTAAAGAAAACCAAATCAAAAGATAACATTATGAGGGAGGCGTGTGAAATATTTTATGATAAATATTTCTTAAATAAATTGGATACAAACCAATATTTACTATGTTTCAACAACGGGGTCATTGATTTCAAAGAAAATCGGTTTCGTCGTGGACAACCGGACGATTATATTTCATATTGTACCAATATAGATTATATTACCATGAAAGAGACCGATCAAAGCATTGTATCTAGAATTCATACGTTTATGGAAGAACTATTTCCAAACCATGAACTGAAATGTTACATGTGGGAGCATCTTGCCTCTACCTTGATTGGAACGTTGGATAATCAAACGTTTAACATATATACAGGGTCAGGACGAAACGGCAAATCGTGTCTTGTGGATTTAATGTCCAAAGTATTAGGCGATTATAAAGGAACGGTTCCACATACATTGATTACTCAAAAACGTACAAGTATTGGAAGTACCTCCTCCGAAGTAGTTGCGCTAAGAGGAAAACGATATGCGGTCATGCAAGAACCTTCCAAAGGCGACCGTATTAATGAAGGCGTCATGAAAGAGCTTACTGGAGGTGACCCTATTCAAGGTAGAGCATTGTTTAAAGACGTCGTTACCTTTATTCCTCAATTTAAATTAGTGGTCACCACCAACGTGTTATTTGATATTAAAAGCAACGATGATGGTACATGGCGCAGAATACGCGTATGTGACTTTAAATCCAAGTTTTTGGATACACCTTATCAAGATGAATTGCACTTTCCAAAAGAACAATACCCGTTTCAATTCAAATTAGATAAAAAGTTAAATGAATGTTTTGATACATGGGCCCCTATATTTGCAACGTTGCTTGTAGACATTGCCTTTCGTACCAAAGGCAACGTACAAGATTGTGCCATTGTAATGACCAGTAGCAATGAATATCGTGAAGGACAAGATTATTTGGCAGAATTTGCAAAAGACAAAATTACCAGAAGTAATGGTAATAGAATACAAAAACAAGAATTAAATGAAACGTTTCGTGAATGGTATAAAATTAATTATGGGAATGGAGCTACCCCTCACGGCAAAGAACTTCACGAGTATATGGATAGACGATATGGCAGATATCGCCCCGGTGGGTGGTGTGATGTAAAAATTATATACGATGAAAAGGATTTAATTGAGGTAAGTGAACCCTAGTTGGAAATATGATTATGTTATATATGAGTTTAAATACAATCTATTTTTTTATACATATGGAAGGTGAAACAATTGGAATTGATTTAGGAACAACTTACTCGTGTGTAGGCGTATGGCAAAACGATAGAGTGGAAATCATTGCAAACGATCAAGGGAATCGCACAACGCCGTCTTATGTTGCGTTTACTGAAACGGAACGCCTTGTTGGTGATGCTGCTAAAAATCAAGTCTCTATGAATCCAACCAATACCATTTTTGATGCAAAACGATTGATTGGACGCACTATGAATGATACGAGTGTACTACAAGATATGAAACATTGGCCGTTTCAAGTTGTACCTGGTAAAACCAATCAACCTACCATACAAGTGACGTATAAACATGAAGTCAAAGTATTTTCACCCGAAGAGATTTCTTCTATGATTTTAATTAAAATGAAAGAAATCGCAGAAGCATATCTAGGAAAAGAAGTCAAACATGCGGTTATAACCGTACCTGCTTATTTTACAGATAGTCAAAGACAATCCACGAAAGATGCCGGTATGATTGCGGGATTAAACGTGCTTCGTATTATCAACGAACCCACGGCAGCGGCATTGGCCTATGGATTGGATAAAAAAGAAGAACAAAATGTATTGATTTTTGATTTAGGAGGTGGTACATTTGACGTGAGTGTATTATCTATAGATGAAGGTATGTTTGAGGTAAAGGCCACTGCAGGAGATACTCATTTAGGGGGTGAAGATTTTGATAACCGTATGGTTGATTTCTGTCTTCAAGATATAAAACGTACTTACAAAAAGGAACTAACCAACCATCCGCGCGCATTACGACGTCTTAGAACCGCATGTGAACGAGCGAAACGTACTTTGTCTTCTTCGGTAATTGCGACGATTGAAATAGATTCGTTGATAGATGGTTTGGATTACACTACAACCATTAGTCGTGCGAAATTTGAAGATATGAATATGGATTATTTTCGTAAATGTATGGAACCTGTTGAAAAGGTCATTCGTGATAGCAAATTGTCTAAATCTCAAATACACGAAGTAGTATTGGTAGGTGGTTCAACTCGTATTCCAAAAGTCCAACAATTATTGTCGGACTTTTTTGGTGGAAAGGAATTATGTCGTAGTATAAATCCAGACGAGGCCGTTGCTTATGGAGCGACCGTTCAAGCGGCAATCTTAAGCGGACATCAAAACTCGGAAGCATTGAAAGATTTATTATTGATTGATGTTACACCATTGTCGTTAGGATTAGAAACTTCGGGCGGCGTCATGACCAATATAATTCATCGTAATACAACTGTACCGGTTAAAAAAACTCAAGTGTTCTCAACGTATCAAGACAATCAACCCGGTGTAAATATTCAAGTATTTGAAGGAGAACGTGCTAAAACAAAAGATAATAATAAATTAGGGGAATTTGTATTGGAAGGTATTCCACCCATGCCTAGAGGACAACCACAAATAGAAGTATCCTTTGAAGTGGACGCAAACGGAATTCTTAAGGTAAGCGCCAAAGAGACCACGACTGGAAAAGAAATGCAAATTGAAATCAAAAACGACAAGGGACGTTTAACCGATGACGATATTGAGAGAATGGTTCAAGAGGCAGAGAAATATAAATCGGAAGATTCAGAATTTAAATTAAATTTAAATTCAAAACATGACTATGAACAATCTTTGTTTCAATTAAAAACATCCATTGAATCTTCTTCTACACCAAACAAAGAGAAAGACATGGCTATAATACAAGAACATATGGAATGGTTGAACACGCATCCAGAAGAGAATGCCTCGGTCTATAAAGAGAGACAAACACAACTACAGTCACGGATAAACAATACAATGCCTTCCGTTATTCCTGAAGAAACCGAAGATACGTCCATCACTGATATTGATTAAGGTATTCCTTTGAAAAAAGGGTTAATATTTTGTCTATATTTTTGTGATTCTCATATACAAACCATTTTTTATTATAACTATCCCAACTACCTCCTAACTGTTTTATTTCCTCCTTTTGAACAAAAGGAACTCTTACATAGATTTTTGTTTTAACCGATGTACAATGTTCTAAACCAACTGCTAAATTTGCTAATTTATCTGCATTGTCATTGCCAACCGAATGAATATCTGTATGATTGGTATGTGCTTTTATATGTCTAAATTGGATATTTAATTTACCCTTATACAATTCATATGCGGTTTTAACCAACTCTTTATTTGGTATATCTACATTCCAATATTTCTTATGGCATTTTTCACCATAAGAAGAAACACACCTTAAGGCATATTCGGAATCGCTTACAATTTCTATTTTTTTACCATGTATAATATCATTTTCTATAATAGAATAAACTTCAATAATCGCAGTCAATTCTGCTATATTGTTTGTTTGTTTTCCTTTTATTTTTTTTGAAACATTACGAGGATCGTTTATACCGAAAAATATACCTAATCCTGCAACGGCATCATCTTTTCCATTCCTAGAACAAGCGCCATCGGTATAAACACAATAATCCGGAATAAAAACAACCGCGTCATTGGTTTGTTTGGATTGAACCGTATCAAAAAACGAGGTTATTTTGTTCGCATTATGCGGCATTGTAGTATTATAAGTATACACATTTATATTTATTTTAAATAAATATAAAAAGGTCTAAAGAATAGGATTTATCTTCGTCCAAACGAGCGATTACGACGTTTAGATTGATTTCTAGACATATTTTTACCAACCATTCGTTGCAAACCAATCATTCCAAAAGGAACGGACGCTTGGGCTAACACGTCCATGCTGCCTCCTCTCTTACGTTTCGTTTTTCGTTTTTTACCACCCATCAAACCCATCATATTTCCGAAGGATGTCCCTCCTTTACGTCGTTTACGTCGTTTACCGCCTGTGGTTGTAGATGGAGTGCTGGATAACCCCATTTTATTACTTAAATCCGTCAAATACGAAGCCATACTATATACTATATAAAGATAATAATTTTAGAAGAGTTTAATTTTTACGCAACAGTAATATAAATATTCCTAAATGTAAAATAAAACTTATCACTACAACTATAAGAGAAATATAAATATATGGATAGATGTCTATCAAGATTATATCTATCAATGGTTTCATTACGTTTTTTAATTCTGTACGAACATCCTCTCGTTTCAGTACATCTATACACGACTTTGTAAATCTATTTTCCATACCTTCTAAATCTAAACAAATATTTATGTAATACTTTAATTATTTTTATAGGATGAACCATTAAATGGCTACATATAAAATAAATTCGTCATTTCCGTTCCATGCACTAAAGTTAAATCCTCCTTATTTACACAACGAACGGTATCTATTCAAATTACAGGTTAACCATGCGCCGGTATATGTACAATTTCCAATCGCATTTAGCACACAAGGCATTCGTATTATAAAACAAAAACATTTTTTAGATTTAAAATATGATACAACAAACATGACGACTATCCAACCTTGGATGGACCTTCTTCAATCTAGATGTATTGAGTTAATCCATGAGCAAAATATAAATTTTTTCTCTAAAGAACTCTCTAAAACCGATTTAATGAGGATGATGACACCGATGGCACGTCCTTCTACCGATAACGATACTCTTATACGAGTTTCGTTGGACATGGCGCATACGGGTGATTTATCCTGTATAATATACGATGAACATAAGAATATAATTCAAGATTATCGTACCATTACGAGTGAACATTCTTTTATTCCCTTATTGTTACTCGAAGGATTTACCATAACGCCTACAAGTTTTACCATAAATATTAAGGTAATCCAAATGATGGTATATGAACCAGTTTCTAAAGATATCGTCTTTTTAATAGATACGAATGAACCTACCCGTTCGGATAGTATAGATGAAACATTTAGTGATAGTGACATTTCCGTAGAAGATGACCAAAATATATTAAATGAAATATCCCTTTCTATTTCCGACCCTAATGTTTTGATACTAAAGAAAGCAACGGATGTATATTATGAACGATATAAAGAAGCACTTATGGTTGCACGTAAATTAAAAAAAGAAGCAATGGACGCACACTTGAACGCAATCCAGATTAAGACATCCTATGAATTGGAAGATATAGAATTATCCGACCATGAAGAATAATGTAATTGTTATATATTTTTTT